TCGGCTTCCGTTCCGCTTTCTGCAAACTGTAAAACTGACAACTGGCTAACTGATGCGGCCCGCGATAGCGCGGCCGCTCACTGACAGCAAAGAGTAGACGTACATGGCAGACATGGAAAACCCGACGATAGAGTCCAGGGCAGCCGAGGATCAGAATTTCGTTCTGAGACAGAAGTCATAGACGTGGAAGTATATGGCCTCGGACTGGTAGGTGGCTGGAGCGTGAAAAACCAGAAACTGCTCGGCGACTTTATGGTCAATCTGATGCATGAGATGGTGGCCGATGCCAATGAGCTGCAATACTCCTGGCAAAAGAAAGGAGCACTCAAGAACATCGACATGAGAAATCACGCTCTGCATGACCTGATCGAGATAGCGCATACCGCCGGCTATCTTCGCGGGGCTTCCAGTTATGCCGAATGGACCCGGAGATCTGACGAGATCGGTAAGCTCATTGGTGGCTATTACAAGTACGTCTACCCCGAACTGGCAGAGAAGTCAAAGAAAAAATAAATAACTGGGAACAGGCTGTAGGGAAACGCGTGGCTCTCGGCGGTGGCAATTGGAACAATGGCTCGAATGCAGGCGTCTTCAACGTCAACTTGAACAACCCGCGGTCGAACTCGAACGACAACCTCGGCTTCCGTTCCGCTTCACTCCCATTCAGAAGGCGAAAGTCCACGGACGACGCACGGCATAGGGAATAAAGGAGTCTGCTCCCACGGCCCGGTCCAAGCACCGAAGCCGAAAAACAAAGACCTGCGGCGATAGTACCGCAGGCCGCGCTGGCGGAGACAAACAAAACCAGAGGCAGCCGTGAATTTTTGAAGGAGGTGGACCGCGGAAAAGAAGCTGCGAGTACGCTCCGGGAGAAGGAGCACAAAGCCGCGACGCACGGTGTTTTTTATTTTTTATGAGCAACAAGATCAAGGTGACCTTTGACGAGGTCTTCTCGATGGAGTCGATGCTCGAAGCATTGAAGAACGCGAGCAAAGGGAGACGCTACGACCCGGAAGTCCTGCGATGGAACCTGGACGCGTACCGGAAGCTGAAGGAACTGCAGGAAGAAATTTACTCCGGCAAATACACGGTCGACCAATACCACATCTTCTACATTCGGGAGCCGAAGAAGAGGATAATCATGTCGATCGCCTTCAAACACCGGATCGTTCAGTGGTGCATTTATCAAAAAATCCACCCGCTACTGGTTCAGGGATACATCGACGACACCTACGGATGCATCCCGGGGCGCGGAGCGCAAAAAGCTGTGAAGCGCGTCCGATACTGGCTGGACGGAGCAGAGCAAAAGAACCAGAAACTCTACTACCTGAAATTCGATATCAGTAAATATTTTTACCGCGTCGACCACGACATCCTGGAATCGCTTCTCCGGAAGAAAATAGAAGACCAAAGGCTCTGCAATTTGATGGCCGGCATTATCCACTGCGAGCATACCCCGTTCGGACTTCCACCCGGAAAAGGACCCGGAGAGGTACCGATGGAGGATAGGCTGTACGACGTAGGAATGCCGATCGGGAACCTGATGAGTCAGATCTTCGCGAATTTCTACCTGAACGAACTCGATCAGTTCTGCAAGAGGAAGCTCCGGATCCGGATATTCATCCGATACATGGATGACGGTCTCGCACTTTCGGAAAGCAAGGAAGAACTGCAAAGATGGGAATCAGAAATCCGGAATTTCCTGAAAGAAGAACTACACCTTGACCTAAATAAGAAAACCTGCATCCGCCCGGTTTCACAGGGAATCGAATTCATCGGGTACAGGATCTGGCCTGGATACACGACGATCCGAAAGAGCAGCGCGAAGCATATGAAGCGGTACCTCGTAAAGATCGAGAGCGACTACCGGAACGGGGACGTCACGGTCTCAGAGGCCCGCGAGGTTTACATGTGCTACAAGGCAATCCTGGAGGATTGCGACTGCGACGCTTTGAGAGACAAAGTCCTCGGAGGATTCGTCCTGACCAGGCAGCCAAAGGAAGGAGAAGCGGCATGATTTATGAGAGCCTCTGTCTGGAACAGGCGGAGATCATCACAACCCTGCACTCTCAGGTTTGCAGGCTGATCGCGATCTTGCGTCAGTACACAGACATCGAGGAAGAGGAAAAGAAGCTAGAAGAAGTAGAAAAGAGGATAGCCCAATGAATCCAGAAGCTATGGAGGCCATGCAGACGGCCATCACCATTATGACCCTGACCAACCTCGCGTGGACGGTCGGAAACATCATTTCCACAGTGGTATCAAAACTGAAATCCCCGAACGTCCGGCAGGACGAAAGAATCACATCGCTGGAGGCGCGAACAACCGTGATCGAAAAACACCTGGACAACGACAACAAGAGGCTGCAGGAAATTGAAAAGGGGAACCGGATCACGCAGCAGTCCATCCTGGCCTTGATGCGCCACGCGATCGACGGCAATAACATCGATCAGCTTCGGGAGGCGGAAAGCAATATGCAGGAATACCTGATCCAGAAATAAGGAGGCGAGGGAATGAAGTCGCTGACCAAATTCGTTATTTTTTCGTTCGCAGCCTTGATCGTTTACACGGTCATCTCGCAGGCGATCGCACTGAAAACCGGAGGCGCGGAACTTTCCACCCTCACAACCTGCTTCTTTGGAGCATTCGGCGGTGAAGTTTTGATGTGCGCTCTGATTAAAATTTTCAAATTGAAAGGAGACCAAAAAGATGGAAACAGTACTAGCACTCCTGGCGCTGACTTCAGCGCTGACGACTCTGGCGACAGAGGCGGTGAAGAAAGTGATTCCGGTAAAGACTGAGTACAGCAAAAACATCCTCGCCGGGATCGTCGCCATCATCGTCGGAATTTTTGTGAGCGTCGGCTATTGCACGCTCACGAAGACACCAGCGAACCAGGACACGATCGTCTACGCGATCTGCCTGATCGCGCTGTCGTGGATCTGCGCGATGACAGGATACGACAAAGTAGTGCAGACAATCTCCCAGATCAAAAAGGAGTGATCGAATTTGACAGAAAAGCAATTCGTGGAGTATATCGGACCGCTCGCAAAGGCGGACATGAAGCGGAGCGGAGTGCTCGCCTCGATCACAGCGGCCCAGGCAATCCTGGAATCCGGATACGGAAGCTCGGAGCTTGCGAAAAACGCTCACAATTTATTCGGAATGAAGGCGAGCCTTTCCGGAAACAGGTGGAAATCGTCGTGGAGCGGAGCGACATATACCAAGAACACGAAAGAGTGGGAAGGCGGCAGATACGTCACAGTATCCGCCGCTTTTCGTAAATACGGATCCGACGCGGAGAGCATCCGCGACCACTCCGACTACCTGATCGGAGCGATGAAAGGCTCCGAAAAAAGATATGCCGGAATCATCGGAGAGAAGGATCCGAGAAAAGCAGCGCAGATCATCAAGGCCGGAGGATATGCCACAAGCCCGACATACGTCCAGAGCCTCGTGTCCGTGATCGAGAAATGGAACCTGACAAAATACGACGGCGAAGGAGGAACGGAAATGAACATCATCAAGAAAACAGGAACGCATGGAATGTACGATGGCGCCAGGGAAATCAAGTACCTGGTGATCCACTACACCGCAGGCATCACCAGTAAGCCCGGATCCGCCAGGGACACCGCGGCATGGTTCGCAAACCCGAACGCGGGCGGAACCGCGGACTTCATCGTCGACGACGCGGAGATGGTGCAGTACAACCCGGATCCGAGGACGCACGCCTGCTGGGCGGTCGGAGGAAATAACTACGGCAACCGCGGAGGGCGGCTTTTCGGTCAGGCGAACAACAAAAACTGCATCTCGATCGAGATCTGCAGCAATAACAAAGCCGGAAAAATCACGAACCCGAACGACGGAAACTGGTACTTTACAGAGGCATCGCTAAACAACGCTATAGCGCTGGCAAAATACCTGATGCAGCAGTACGGCATCCCGGCGGACCGGGTGATCCGGCACTACGACGTAAACGGAAAGCTCTGCCCTGGCATCATCGGGTGGAATGCAGACAGCGGCAACGAGACTGCGTGGAACGCATTTAAAGCCCGGCTCGGAGGAGCGGCAACAGCTCCCGCGCCAGCTCCATCAAAGCCGACGGCTTCCGCCCCCTCCGGAACCGCGACGAACTTCCAGTACCGCGTTAAAATCACAGACCTGAATATCAGAAAAGGCCCTGGGATGAATTACGCGGTCGTCGGACAGTGCGGAAACGGAGTCTTCACCATCGTCGAGGAGAAGGACGGCTGGGGCCGCCTGAAGAGCGGCGCGGGCTGGATCAGCCTGAATGCAGCCTACGGAGAAAGAGTAGCCGGAGGAGCAGCGGCAGCTCCCAGCGAGTTCAAGTGGGCGGTCACCGTTCCGGACCTCAACATCAGAAAAGGACCCGGAACAAACTACGCGAGAACCGGAAAGTACACCGGCAAGGGAACCTTCACTATCGTGGAGCAGCAGAACGGCTGGGGCCGCCTGAAGAGCGGCGCGGGCTGGATCAGCCTGAATACGGCATACGGCCACAAGGCGTAAAGAAGAAAAGCCTCGGAGGATTACTCCTCCGGGGCCTTCTTTTTTTGTTTTTCTTTCTGGTCCGCCGGTGAAAACTGAACGGAGCTCCAGAACGCGAAGTCCTGGATAAAAAATATATTCCACACATCCTCTGTCGAGAGCTTCAGAAAGGCTGCGAGCGGAGCGATGTGTTTCATTTGCCAGCCCGTCCGGTCAGCCCAGATCGCGGACATATTCGTCTTTGACATTCCGAGATACCGCGCTAGGGAGGCGTGCGTCTCCCCGGCGGCTTTTATTTTTTCGTTCAAAAGATCATGATTGAATTTCACTTCTGACCTCCTTCTTCTTTATTCAGGAATAATGTCTTCGCGGATTTCAAGAAGCCTTCCATATTTCCCGCCCATGCGATTCATGCAGATCCAGTTAACAAAATCAAGACGGTTTCTGAAATTCTCGCTAGTTTTTACCACTTCGCCGTTTTTGAAGATTGCTGTAAACTTTGTCATTTGAAAGCCTCCTTTAATTTTTCGCTGTTCCTTTAACTGTCTGTATATTAGCTCTTGCAGGCCACTAGTTCAAGTTTTTCATAACTATAATATTAACAAATATCCGGGCCTGGCTTTGTTGGTATTTGCCACGGCCCGCGCCCGGAGCTCCGGATCAATCCCAAGTCTCCGTGAATCCATTATAGCGGAAGTTTTTCGCGAAGCTGGCGGCCTCGGTGAGAGCTTCTGCAAAGGCAACCGCTGCCTCCGGATCTTGGGCGCCGATGCAACTCCAGTTTACCTGGAGACGGATCTGGCTGCCGCGAGTCCAGGAAGTATGATCTTCCAGGCGAACGTATTCATGATAGCCAGGCTCCTCGCCAAAAGCAGCAGCCAACTTCGCGTTTATTTCGTTCTGCTTGTCCTGAACCTCCCCAGTCCATACCACATGCGGGACCTGCCTCTCGGATTCCATAGCCAGAAGCTCATTTGAAATTTTAGTAAGGATTTCGGTCTGCTTTGAAATACCTGCAGCCTCCCAAACCTTGACGAAATCGCTACCTCTTTTGTCGGTTCCGAGAGCCTCCTGGACTTCTTCAAATTTCCAATTGACCATTCCCATCTCTTTGTTTGTCATGATTTTTACCTCCTTGATTCAGGCTTTCCGCCGTTCCTTTAACTGTCTGTATATTAGCTCTGCCAGTCACAAAGTACAAGTTTTTTATAACTATAAGTTTAACAATTTTATAACCATAAAACGGCACATTATTTGTTCACTTTTTCATTATGCGGCCGGAGCGAACGCATAATAAAAAAGTGAGGTTTAGAGCGAAAGAAAAAGCGTCTCCCCGTCCCAGGCGCAGGATTTCACGACGGAGCGGACGATCTCGTTCCGCTCCTTGGGAGTAAAACCATCCAGACCGGAAATAAGCCTCCGGATTTCTTCGGCTTTTTCCTTTGCGGAGGCAGCCGCCGCGCGTTTTTCACGGACTGCGGCCTCGGCAGCCGCAGCTTCCTGGCGAAGAGAAGAAAGACCAGCGTCCAGGTTCTCCATTTCGGAGATGATGTACCGAGCCGCGGAGGATCCGTCCGCCAGAGCGAGAGAAGCCGCGAGCTTCTCGATTTTCCGCTCCTGCGCCGCGATCTTCTGGTTGATGGCAGCCAGATCCGGCCCGACAGCAGGCTCGGATTTTTCCACGTATTTCTGGATCAGATCCGGATCCGCAGCGATGCCGCGGAAGGCCTCCAGGACCCGATCGTCCAAGATCTCGCATTTGATGTGCCGCATATCACAGACGTCCGCGCCCTCCCTCATCCGTTTCCGGCAGTAATACCACGAGCTGCAGGAGCCATCGACGCGGGCCTTCCTAGCGACCTGCATGAGCGTCCCGCATTTCCTGCAGCGGAGCACGCCCTTCAGAAGAGGAACCGGCCAGCGCGAGTCTTTGATGCACTTATTATGGGTAAAGCGGGACTGAACCTCGAGCCATTCCGAGGCGGGGATAAATGGCTCCTGCCGCCCGAGGGAGACGATCCACTTCTCCGGAGGCTGAAGCTCATGCTTTTTGTTCCGCTCGGTCGACCGTCCGTAGATCATGACGCCGACGGATCCGTCCCAGGAAGACCTGGGAGAGCCAGGATCCATCTGGCAGCCACGGGCCGCGTAAAAATCGTACACTTCAGGCGTCGCCTCGACGCAAAAAGGCATCGTGAGGATTTTATAAAGCTGCGTCGTCGAGAAGAACTTCCCGGTGATCGTCCGAACCCCGGCATCGCGATAAGTGGTCTCCATGTGCTGGAGAGAACAGTTCATCGACAAAAAGTCGGAGAAAACCTTCTTAACATACTGGACGCCGTCCGGATCCGGAACGATGATCACGTGCTTCCGCCCGTCTTCCACGACGCGCTGGCGGACGTACCCGGTCGGAGGATTCCCGCCAGTCCAGTATCCTTTTTTAGAAAGGCCTCTCATATTATCCAGGACCCGAACCGCTGTCGTCTCCCGCTCCATCTGAGCAAAAATCACGGTTACGTACATCATCGCCCGCCCGATCGGCGTGGCGGTGTCGATATTTTCCTTAAGAGAAATAAACTTCACAGACAGAGCATCCAGCTCCGCGTAGAGATTCGAGAAGTCCCGGACGTTCCGAGACAGGCGATCAAGCTGGTAGACAATCAAGGCGTCGCACTCCCGCGCCCGAACCCGCCGCATCATTTCTTTAAGGCCCGGACGGTCCGTGTTCGCGCCAGAGAAATCCTCGTCCTGGAAGCAGATAAAAGAGTCGACCTCACCAGGAAAGCGGGAGGAAACATAATCCCGGCACATTCTCTCCTGATTATCGACAGAATCCGAGTGATCGGAATAAACAGATTTCCTGCCATAACAAAAAAAGCGCATAAATACCCTCCTTGTAAAAAAGGGCATTCCGCGCTAAAATAGAAGATGCATACAGGTGGAAGCCCTTTAGAAATAAAGGCAGCGGCCGTCAGCGTTCCAGCGCTGGCGGCTCTTTTTATTTGCCAAAAAGACTTCGCTGGATGAGAATCACCCAGCACCGCGGGTTTCTGACCCGTCGGAAGAATTCGAAGATGTGGACTCGCCCGCCACTTTTTTCTGAGCGTCGAGCTCTTGATCCAGAAGACGGTGCAGATCTTCAGAAGAATCATCGTCAGCCGGAGTTCCATCAGACAAAGCGGTCGGATCGATGTCGGCGGTCGCAGCCATGACGTCCATCGCAAGACGACAGAACTGCTGGCGAAATCCCGCTGGAGAGTTTAGATACTTTTCAAGAACAACGTATTCGAGATTGTTCATATCATAGCGCTTAGCCAAAGCGTCCAGCTCATCCGCCGGCTTCGGCTGCATCATTTCACCGGTTCCGTTTTCCAACCATTCCTTATTCACCCCGAACGTTCTGCAGATCAAAGCGATAACCTGGCCTGAAGGGTTCCGACGACCAGATTCATATCCAGTGATCGTATTCTGGGCGCTTCCAATTTTCTCGGCAAAATCGGTCTGATTCAAGCCAAGAAAAGCCCGGAGCATTTTAATTCTTTTACCGATATCGGTTACTTCCATAATTGACCTCCTTTCAAGCCTCATTTTACAACAAAGTGCGCGCAACGTCAATAAAATATCGCACTTTGCATTATTTTATTGACAATATCGCGTTGAGAGAGTAGAATAATCGCAGAGGCAACAAAAAGAGACAAGCCCGAAAAGGAGAATACACATGAGCGAGAAAAAGTACACGACAGAGCAGATCGCAGAAGCGGACCGAATGATGAAAGAGCTCCACAAGCTCCCGCCGGAAAAAAGACAGAGCGTTCTTCTTTGGATGAATGCTTACCTCGACGGGGCGGTCGCCATGGAAAACTTTCAGAAGCAGCCCAGCCGGAAGCAGCTGAAAGAAGCCTAAAGAAAAGGAGGTGACACCTGTATGCCGCACAAGATCCTGGACGGAATCACGGGGATCGCGATCTGCATGACTCTGCTATTCGCAAGCGGAATCGACAGCCCGGACCCTGCCGGAACAAAGATCTGCATGATCGGAATCCTGGCATGCGGAGCTTGGATCGCGATCTACGACCGGATCCGCAAAGCCTACTACTTCGAGGAAGAAGACGAATGAAGAAACAAATCAAGGTGAGAGTTGAGTTCTCGGCAGGGTACGAGAAGCGCTTCACCGAAGCATGCCTGAAGGTGCTGGAACACCGGAAGACAGAACAGCAACTGAAAGGAGTAACCGCATGTATGCAAACAAAAAAACAAGGCGCCGCATCGCCGCTTTAACGAAGGCCGGAGTCGAGATCATCCTTATCTTCCTCGCCTTCAGGATCGGAGGACCGGAAGCGGGCCTCCTGGCAATCGCCGCCGCCGGAGTCGCCTCGATCCGCACGGACATCATCCAGAGAACGGAACTGGTGATCAGAGACCGGAGGCAGAGCGAATGAGAATGGCTATCAAGGACGGTCGGATCTACCTGATCGAGTTCGACGACACCCAGTACGGAGTGATGCGTTCCTGGGGAACGCTTCGATACGTCCGAGCAAAGAAATGGATGGAGGGCCCGGTGAGCCTTGAGCTTTTAGAAAAGCTCGCAAGGATCACGACGCTGTCACCAACAGCGGAACAGCTGCGAAAGAAGCTCGCGGACGCACAGGAAGCGGTCGACAAGCTCCGGACGGAAGAGGACCCGAAGCCGCTGGCGCACTTCCCGGTCAAAGGAAGCCTCTACAAACACCAGATCAGAGCCGCGGACATGGCACTGGTGGAATTCGGACTGGTAGACCCGGCGGAGATTTTAGGAAACCAGAGGAAACAATAGGAATGAAAGAAGGAATCGCCTGTATGAATCGAGACATGATTTATTTCAGAGAGAACAACCAGGACGACACCGCCCTGCAGCAACTCTCCACGCTGGTGCAAATTTTCAGAGATGAGAAATACAAATACTCCTCCGCGGAAGAGAAAAAGAGAATGGAGGACTGGCTTATAGAAGAGCTCAGAAACAAAGTTCAGGACCTGAAGAAACCCGCAACTGAATACGACAGATGGGTGGTCATTAACGACCAGGGTGATGGAATCTTCTGCTGCGGAATTTACAAAGATTACCTGACGGCGCTCGGAAGAGTCATGGATGCAATTCATGAATTCCACGCCAGCTATGAAGAAGACGGAGATGAATTCTCTTACACGGATCCATGGGAACTCGAAGGCGAGGGAGGATTCGGAGTCACAGTCAAATTTAAAGCAGAAAACTGGGAAAAGGAACGAACCGAGAACTACTACATCCTCGAAGCCCGCGAACACAAGGAAGGAGGATTCTGGTAATGAATTCAAAACTTTTTGACGAATACGAGCACCTGGTCTTCCTGGACACCGAGACAACCGGATTTGATCCGAAGAAGAATCAGATCATCGAGTACGCAGCGCTCCCGTTTACAAAAGAAGGTCCCGGAGAGCCAGTCGACACATACGTGCAGCTGGAGATTGAACCGGACGTTCCGGAAAAGATCACGGAGCTGACCGGAATAACCCCGCTCCAGTGCGCGACAGGAATCAGCGAGCGAAAGCTCCTCGACCTCATGACTAGAATGTTCACCCCGGCCAAAGAAAACGGAAAAGTTCTCCTGATCGCACACAACGCACAGTTCGACCTAAACTTCATAGCCGAGACCTATATCCGCCACATCAAAGAGACCGGCTACAGCCTGATCCGGAGCTTAACAAAAGCCGACTACCTCGATACCCTGACCGTTTACAAGGATCGCGCCGGATACCCACACAAGCTGAAGGACGCGATCACGCACTACGGGCTCGACGACAAGGTACAGAATACGCACAGAGCAATCGATGATGCGAAAGCCCTGGCGGCAGCTTTCGAGGCCATGGCGGAAGAGCGAGACGACCTCGACCAATACGTGAACATCTTCGGATTCAACGAAAAGTACGGAGTGAACGGCTCGAAATTCAAGAAGGTAACCTACGGACCACAGGGAATCCGCTACACAACGAAGATCACGATGCTGTGCGACATCTTCCCGAAGAAGGTCGGAATTTCCAAAGGAGGAACACAGAAATGACAATGTTCAGCGACGGAATTCAGGATCCGGAATATGACTACACAAAAAAGCTGACACCGGAAGAGCTCGAAGGAAAAACCTGCGAAAGATGCTACCGATGCGAAACGAGAGCTGCCGGCGGGTTTCCAGAGAAATCCGGATACCACTGCACAATGCAGCCATTCGACCACGATATCCATCCGGAAGACAAGGCCTGCGAATACTACTGGGATAGAAGAGAATTCGAGGAATACGAAAAAGAACGTGACCGCCGAACGGAAGCGAGAAGAAAAGAGCTCTGGGAGAAATACCAGAACAAACCGCCGATAAAGATCAGATTCGTATTTGACGGATACGGAAGAATCCCGGAATGCCCGGTCTGCGGAGAAATGCCCTACAGTTTGCAGCAATGCCACTGGTGCGGCCAGCATTTTATTCAAGACAAGGAAACAAAGGAATACGACACCCCGAAGACGGAGCAAGGAAGGTGCCCGAACTGCGGAAAGCCTATCACGATAATGATCAGCAACTACAACGAACACAAAAGCGGTCACTGCGACAGCTGCGGCTGCAGATTTATGACATAGGAGGAAAAGAAATGACAGCGAGAGAAAACATCCTGGAAGCAGCAAAGAAGTGCGTAAGCGGAGACCGCGATCACCACTACGGAACCCCGGAGAACAACTTCACGAACATCGCGGCTCTTTGGAGCCTTTACACCGGGACCCAGATCACAGCAACGGACGTTGCCATGATGATGGCGCTCCTCAAGATTGCGAGAGTGAAGGCGGATCCGAAGAAGACTGACAGCTACATCGACCTCGCCGGATACGCAGCCTGCGCCGGAGAGATCGCGGAAGGGATAACCAAATGATGAATGGAAAAGAAATGGCGGACATTTACATCGATGCCTACAAAGAAGCCCTCGACAGATTCTACGGACCGGACGCAGCCACGCGCAGATCGCAAGCGCCTGCCTGATGACGGCAACCATGACAGAGAATCAGAGAAAATCGGAGGCCCCGGACATTTCGATCAGAATCCTGCTGGCGGCAGTAGCCATACAAGCAAAAGCCCGGGACACACGCAAGCGGGACGCTCCGAGGAATCCGAAGAAGGAAGATAAGAAACCGAAAGACAAGGGAGGTGGCGCCAATGACAGCCATCAATAAAGGGTTCGGCCTTTTATTTGAAATGGGCTGCGGAAAAACAAGAACCGCCATCGCCATCGCCGGAGCCGCCTACGAAATGGGCGCCGTTCAAAGAGTCCTGGTGGTCGCACCAACCTCGGTCGTTTCTGTATGGCCGAAGGAGATCGCAGAGGTCGCGGACTTCAAAGTGACCTGCCGAGCACTCCTCGGAACAAAGCAACAACGCCTCCGACAGCTGGAGGACCTCGAAAAATTCCCATTCAAAGCCATGCGAGTGGCCGTGATCAACTACGAAAGCACCTGGCGAGATGACGTCTTCGAAGAGCTCCAGAAATTCGACGCAGATCTGATCATTTGCGACGAAAGCCAGCGAATCAAGACGCACGACGCAAAGCAATCAAAAGCCATGCACACGCTCGGAGACCAAGCAAGATACAAGCTGATCCTTTCCGGAACCCCGGTCCAAAACGACGCGATCGACATCTGGAGTCAATACCGGTTCCTTGACCGGACGGTCTTCGGTGACAACTTCTATAAATTCCGGAACCGGTACGCAATCATGGGAGGCTTTAACCGGAAGCAGATTGTAGGATACAGAGACCTCGACGGCCTGATTAAAAAAGAGCACTCGATAGCCTTCAGAATCACGAAGGAAGAAGCCATCGACCTGCCGGAGCAGACATTCATAACCCGGAAGGTTGAACTCGACAAAAAGACCGCGGATCTATACCAGCAAATCAAGCGCTCCAGCTACGCAGAACTGATTAACGGAGAAACAATCACAGCCACAACAGTGCTGACAAAGCTCCTCCGACTGCAGCAGCTCGCCGGAGGATTCCTGGTGACAGACGACAACGAAAAGCCGGAGCTGGTGAACCGGTCAAAGCTCGACGCGCTCGCAGACATCATCCAGGACTACGTGATCGACGGAAAAAAGAAGCTGGTGATTTTCGCCAGATTTATCCCGGAAGTCCACGAAATCCAGAACACGATCGCGAAGCTCTTCGCAGGAACCGGAATGAAGCAGGTAGCCATCTATGGAGCCATAAAAAAAGAGGACCGCGGGCCGATCATCAAGCAATTCCAGGAAGACCCGAAGACAACGATCATCGTCGGGCAGATAGATACCCTGGGCGTCGGAGTCACGCTGACGGCGGCGGACACCTGCATTTATTACAGTAAAAATTTTAACTACGCGACCTACGAACAGAGCCTCTCCCGGATCCACAGGATCGGGCAACGGAACACCTGCACATACATAAGCCTGATCGCGGAAAAGACGGTCGATGAAAACGTAGAAACCGCCCTGGCTAAAAAAGAGGACATGGCCAAAACCGTGGTCGATGATTGGAGGAACTTCTTCACATGAGAAACCTGAAATACGGAACCTACGGATACACGCACCTGAACATCGGAGAAAAGAAACAGGAATGCTGCGGAACCTGCAAGCATCACCGGAAAAGAAAACAGGATCCGGACTGGACATGCAACAACCCGGACTCCGACTGCTACGCAGACTTCACGGGATATAAAGACTACTGCGAAAACTACGAAGCAAGACCAACCCGATAAGGGCTAAAAACCGCGCTTTTAGCATAGCGACCGCCATGTCGCGCGACCTCCTATTTGAGAGATAGACCAATACATAACAACAAAAGCCCGGAGCGCGGCCGGGCGACAGCAATAGAAAGGACTTACCACCTATGGAACTTACTGAAATGTTCACGAAGTATGAGGAACTCCTCGCCAAAAAGGATGAACTCGCCACGGCAACAAAGGAAAACAACGCCGCCATCGATTCAATGAAAGAAGACATCGAAAACGAGATGATCGACCAGGACATCCCGCAGATCGCGGTCGGGAATTACAACTACAGCCTGCAGCAGAAGACCAAGTACGCAAAGATCGGAGACGAGAAGCTCCAGGCAAAGGGCCTAGACTTCTTCGAGGTGCTTCGGTCCCAGGGATACGAAGACATCATCAAAGAGACCGTCGCAGCCAACACACTCCAGAGCACGATGGCGGCAGCGGCTGAGGAAAACGGCGGAGAGCTTCCGGAAGAGCTCGCGGAGATCATCTCCAAGTACGAGTACACGGATATCTCGAGACGCAAGGCAACTAACAAAGCAGCTAAAAAGGCCAGAGCAAAGAAGGGAGAATAAATGGAAAGTTACTACGACCAGGAAGACGGCCAGATGGCATTTGATACCAGATTGGAGTCTGACAGGAATATCGAAGAAAACATATCGGCAGCGGTCGAATTCACGTGCAAGCAGATCGCAAGCACGGAACCGCCAAGAGTAACAAGCAGACATGACGGATACGGAATCGCCTCTCAGTTTTACAGCAACCTCAAAGGCCAGATGAAAGAAGTGGACCAGGCAATGAAAGACTTTCTGGTCATCCTTCCGCTGGACGACAGCAAAGGAATCGAGGCGGCATCAAGCCTCAAGAACGCCGGAGCAAAGCTCACACTGGCGGCAGTATTACTGACAGCCCAAGCCGACAGAATCATGAATGACCTGTACAAAAACCAGGGCGAAATCAAGACACCACTCGAAGAGTACGCGGACAGCCTGAAAGAGGACGACTTCGAAGGCTCCGAAGAAGAACCCGAAGAGGATACCGACACTGAATCAAAACCAACTGACATCTCAAAGATTGAACCAATGAACACAAAGGAGGACTAAACCATGGCTACAGAAAAGAAGAATGAGGTCGCAACCGTCGACAATTTCCAGATCGTCACAGGATACGAGGAAATGGACGAAGACCTGAAGGCAGAGCTCGAGGATGAGATGGACGACCTCGACGAAGACACCGGCATCGACGCGAAGCACATCAAGATCCCGTCCGGAGGCGGAAAGGCCTTCGAGGTTGAGACCGACGATCCGGAAGACCCAGAGGTCCTGAAGGAAGTCGATGGCGTGATTATTTTCACCCACCGCATGAACGCCTACTGGGCTCACAAGTTCGGAGAGACAGACGAAGACGGAAACACAAACAAGATCCCGGACTGCAGCTCCATGGACGGAAAGAGCGGGCTCATGAGAGAGACCGGAGAAATCAGAGACTGCGCGACCTGCCCGTTTAACCAGTTCGGATCCGAAGGAGCAGGAAAAGCCTGCAAGAACATGCGCCGCCTTTACATTTTAAGAGACGGAAAGCCGGACGTCTACCTGCTCACGGTTCCGCCAACATCCCTTAAGGATATCAACAAGGCGCTGAAAGCACTGATGGGAAAGACCAAGACGCCGTACACAAGACAGATCGTGACCTTTAAACTTTCCGTCGCAGAAAGCAAGGACAAGATCAAGTACAGCCGCGTAAGTCTTGAGAAGAAGGCGCTCCTTCCGGAGAAGCTCTTCCCGGTCACCCAGAAACTCAGAGCGGAACTGAAAAAGAGCTACGAATCCGTAGCGATCACTTCCGGAGATTACGCGGCAGCGGAACCAGATCAGCAGAACAGCGCACCGGAACAGCAGCAGGCAGCAGGCCCGGACGGATTCATGAACATCCCGAACGGAGAAGACGAAGCCCTGCCGTTTGAATAAAACTTTGAACATTGAAAATAAATTCATGGCTGCGGAGGCGAAAGCCCCTGCGGGCATTATAGAAGGAGCGAAAAATGCCAAAAACACTCGACGAATACAAGGCGCTCGGATACCCGGATAACTACCTGAAGACCGGAGACCTGATCGATTACAAGCTCGCGACTTTCCTCACGAGCACAATGGACATCGAAGACCAGACCGGAGCCGTCCAGGACGACTACTACTCAAGCACATGCGGAAACACCGGACTCAGACAGACCATCTACCGCAAGAACAAAAGAACACCGTGGGAATACATCGGAGAATCCACGACAGACAACCCTCTCGAAAACCGCGCCCCGGCGCACGCAAGGATGGTCTTCATTTGCAGCGCATATAGAAACGACGACCCGAAGAGAATGTGGACGAATGTCCAGAGAGCACGAACCGTCTGCCGGATGATCATCAAAAGCGGAGACCTCCCGGTCGCGCCGCATCTTTACTTCGGAAAATTCCTGAACGATTACAAGGAAGAGGAAAGAGACCTCGGCGTTGAATACGGACTTTTTCTCCTGGATCACTGCGACAGGATGCTGGTGATCAAGAACGACGTCGACGAAGACGCGCCGGCGATCTCCAAAGGGATGACGACGGAGATTGAGCACGCGATCGAACACGGAATGGAGCCGGAGTACATAAACATCTCCAAAATCGAAGAAATGAACGAATAAAGGAGCGAGATAAATGGTTGAAGCAGTAGACCTCGACAGCATTGTCGACTACAGAATGGAATACGAGCCGTACGTGAAGAAGGCGAAGGTTTCCGGAGACAACATGACCGGAATCTGCCCATTCCACGACGATAGGAACGCCTCCTTCTCAGTCGACCTGAAGACAGGAAAATGGCACTGCTTCGCAGAGGACATCGGCGGCAATTTTATAGACTTCTGGGCTAAAGTTTACAACACGGATACAAAGGAAGCCTACAAACAGATCTGTGAGAAATACAACATCATGCTGCCGACGCCCGAAGACAAGGAAAGACAGCGTGCAGGGCAGCGGAGCTTCTCGGTTAAGCAGTACGCCTTCCAGAAACACCTTCCGGAAGACTGGCTCCGCAATTCCTGCCACATTTCTGACGAAAAAGACAAAGACGGAACCACATGGATGAAAATACCGTACCTGAAGGAAGACGGAACGCTGGCAACGTACCGGAAGCGCTACGCAAATAAGGAATTCAGATGGCGCTACGGATCCAGCGGAAAGATCAACATGTACGGAGAATGGCAACTCGAAAAGATCCGGAAGGCCGGCTACGTTTGCCTGGTCGAGGGAGAGTCCGACAGCCAAAGCATGTGGCAGATGGGAATCAGCTGCCTCGGAATTCCCGGAGCGTCCATGTTCAAGCCGAACATGGCGGACAAGCTCCAAGACCTGAAGGTATACATTCACCAGGAACCGGACCAGGGCGGTCAGACATTCCTGCAAAAGGTGACCGAAGGACTGATCAAGGGCGGATTCATTGGTAAGGTTTACAAATTCCAGTGCAGCGCGATCGGCGGACACAAGGACCCGAGCGAATTATACATGGAACTCGGAGCAGAGAAGGCCGGGCAGAAAATTCTGAAGCTCCTCGAAGGAGCAAAGGAAATCGACCTGAGTAAACCGGAAACAGCTGTCCCCGAAGCAATCAGCGGAGCACCGGTGAATCTCAGACAGCCGGAAGGATGGATCTATTCGGATCAGGGAATCAGTCACATCGACGAAAAGACCTACGGTCCCGTGCTGGTCTGCAGGACTCCGATCATTCTGACGCAGAGACTGAAAAGCCTCGAGACCGGAGAAGAGAAAATCGAGATCGCATTCAAAAGAGACGGAGAGTGGAAAACCGCAATATTCCCGCGATCAACAATATTTACTTCGAAATCGATAACCACCCTCGCGGACCTCGGATGCACGGTCACGTCTGAAAACGCAAAAATGCTGGTGCGCTTTCTTTCCGCACTCGAAGCAGAGAACATAGATATTATACAGAAATCCGACGCCACGTCCACATTCGGATGGCAGCCGGGAAAAAGGTTCATCCCAGGACACGACAAAGGAATTGTCCTGGACATAGATCCATCTCAGAGAGGAATGGCGGCAGCTTACTGCAAGACCGGAAGCCTCGAAGGATGGATAGAAACCATGAAACCGCACCGCGAACGCGACACCTTCCGGTTCATTCTGGCCGCGAGCTTTGCAGCGCCGCTCCTGCGGATCATCAAGCAAAGAATATTCTTTGTTTACAACTGGGGCAATTCAAAAGGCGGAAAAACCGCCGGACTGAAAGCAGCGCTCTCCGCCTGGGGCGACCCAGAGCGATTGATGGTAAACTTCAACGCTACGCAGGTCGGACTCGAGAGGACCGCGGCATTTTACTGCGACCTCCCGCTCGGAATCGATGAGAGACAGCTCGCCGGAAAGAACCAGGACTCACTGGAGAAGATCGTCTACATGATCTCATCCGGAACCGGGAAGATCAGGGGAGCGAAGGGCGGAGGCCTCCAAACCACAAGCCAATGGAGAACCGTGGCCCTGGCGACCGGAGAGGAACCGCTCTCAACCGAAACAACGCAGACCGGTGTCAGCTCCCGAGTTCTTGAGATTTACGGCGGGCCATTCGACAGCGAGCAGCAGGCGGGGCTGATGCACCAGCAATGTATGGAGAACTTCGGATACGCTGGTCCAGAATTCGTCCGGCGGCTTTTCCAAGTCACGGAATCGAGCATTCAGGAAAAATACAGTGATATGCTCAAATACGTGAACGGAATAGCCAAAGGCAAAAGCGGATCACACATCGCAGGGATCTCCGCGGTCGCTCTGGCTGATGCCATGATCGACACCTGGATCTTCTCGGAAGACGCACCGGCAGCGGAAGATGAGCCGGAAGGTCAGGAGAAGAGTCTGGAAATCAAGCCTGAGAGCTGGGAGCGAGCAAAGCGCATGGCGGAATCCATTCTGAAAGCGCAGATCGACTCAGAAGCAGCCGACGTAAATGAAAACGCCGTCCAGTTTATAACAGACTGGGTACTCTCGAACAAGGGATACTTCGGGGAAAAAGCCATCGGAACCTGCCTCGGAGATATCAATGAGAGTGCGAGCATTGCCTGGATTTACCCTTCTTTGCTGACCGAAGCTCTGAAAAAAGCCGGATTCAGTCCGAGGAAAACTCTGAAATACATGGCCGACAGGGGAATTCTAAAGATGGACAAAGACGGAAAGCACATGAGCGTGCAGCGCCGATTTAACGGAGCCAAGACCAGGATGATCGAAATCCACATGGAAGGCGACAATGAAGACGACGTCGAAAGCGCTGCGGATGACTTCGAACCAATTTCAAAAGAAGTTGAAGAAGCACTTCCGTTTTGAAAAAATGAGGTAATAAAAAACTTGAACAATTTCCCGACGAGCTATCCACAATTTTTGACGAGTTATCCACATTTCCACAAAGAATCTGTACCCACTTTTAACGTTTCAGAGAAAAGTGGGGACAAAAGTGGGGACAAAAGTGGGGACGCGAAAATGCCGCAAAATCAAGGCTTTCAGACATCTGTACCCACTTGTACCCACTGTACCCACTAAATATTATTGCTAAACTGTTTTTTAATTTTTTTCCTTCTCTGGAACACTCGAAGGAAAAAATCTTAAAAAAAGTGAGTGTATATTCCAAAAAAAGTGGGGACAGTGGGGACACCTCCGAAAAAGCCCGGAAATAAGCCTTTTCTGAGGAAAAAAGTGTACCCACTAAAAATGGGGACAAAGTGGGGACGCAACCAGAAAGCCATCGGAAAGGAGGACTAAGTGATCCAGAATAACAACCAATACGAGGCCATGATGCAGGACTTCGAAAAGTACAAAAAGAACCGAGAGAACGTCCCGCTCGAGACATTGAAGACAAAATACCGGAAGCCATACGAGGTCCTGAAGCTGAAGCTGAAGGAAGAGCTGCAATGGTACGTGAGGCAGCTTTCATTCCTCGGAATTTACGAGGTTTTGAAAAAAGACAAGGACGACCTGATCCCCGTCTGGCGGGAACAGATCGAGAAGATCTACCAGGAAGAGGAAGCCAAGGGGCTGCCGAAACTTCTCGGAAGAGCGATCTACCGGCACATGGACATGCGGGAATTCGAAACGCTGGTCTGCGAGACATTGACGAACCGGATTCACTACGAAGTCTATGCGCCTTACTGGCTTAAGAATTGCAGGACCGAGAACGGAAAGATCACGAACGACCTGCTCGACGGAATGGTCTGGGACCCGGAACATAACCTCTGGGAAGGAAAGACCAAAGAAGGAAATCCATGCTGGACTGTTAAGCTCCCGCCGACACAGGAGCTGATCGACAAGGAAAAGAATGAGTACCGGGAATCCTTCGAAAAATGGATGAAGGAGCTCGAAGCAAAAGAAAAGAAGGAGGCTTCATGAAAAGCGGAAAAAACTGTGAAGGATATCCGGACCCGACAGCATCAATCGCCATCGGAAGAGTAGCCAAGGAAGAACGTGCAGCGGATCCGGACCGCGATGCGGAATACCGGATCAAGATCATGATGAAAGCCTTAAAAGCCATGGCGCGAGGCTTCGGATTCGAAATCACGAACCGCGTCGAATTTAAGGATAAGACAACCGGAAAGGAGTACAAATGATAGCCATCACCATCGCAATCATCGTCCTGCTCGCAGTTTTGATTTTGATTTTAAGAGACGCAGCCGTCGGAGACGAAAACTGGGACGAAGAAGAGATGCGGAACATCGCGGAAGCCTGGAGATACATGCGGGAGCTTGACGACGAAGAACAGCTCGAGTACCTGGAAGAATACCGGAAGCAAAAGGAGGAAAAGAATGCTCGAAAATTACATCGAAAACTTCAGCGCGGAAAACGTCATCGAAGCCATTCAGGCTCAGACGAAAAGCAGGACTAAAGAGCAAGCCCTCGCAATCGCCCGGAAGAAAATCCCGAAGGAGCCATACTTCCAGGACAAAATCCGGAAAAGGCTGAAGCAGAAATACCCGGACGGATTCTGCAGAAAAATCAGCCAGGGCGTCTACGCCGAAGCTGGAATCCCGGACCTTTTATTCATTTACGAAGGTCACTACTTCGGATTCGAGGTCAAGCGGCCGCTGGTCGGGAGGCTTTCAGACATCCAGCGCCGAACGATCCACCTGATCGAAAAGGCTGGAGGAACGGCGGCGGTCGTCTGCTGGCCGGAAGAAGCAATAAAAACTGTTGAAGATTGGAGGAAAGCCAATGGACTACGAAGACCGTGAGATTTTGGACTGGATGCTCGCAAGATACACGAGAGCAACAAGACGAAAAAAAGAGCTTCAGGATAGACTCCACGACCTGAACGAAGAAAAGAAAAACCCGATCAAGGCCATCGGATACGACCCGATGCCGCACGGATCCGGAGAAGGCGACGGAGCTGCTGGTATTCTTTTCAAGATTTCAGATGTCGAAGAAAAACTCCTCGACCAAAAGCGGGAAATCGCAGATTCACTGGTCGCGATTACAGAAATCCTGGACATCCTCCCGACAAAGTCGGAAGAGCGAGAGGTCTGCGAGCTGAGATACCTGGACCGGAAGAGCTGGGAAGAGATCGCAGACATTCTCCATTTTTCCACGAAACAATGCCAGAGGAAGAAGAACGCAGCGCTCGATTATTTACTGGAAAACGAATGGGTTCAGATTCGGATCAGGGACGAAGCCCCGCACTACGAGCAATGCGTAGCCATCGCGGATATGCGAAGAGAAAAACGTAGACGGCAGGAAGAGCTCCGGAATTCAGAGGCCGAAGAATAAACCCGGAAAAAATAACCCGGAAAAATTATTCAGAAAAATAAAGACGGAAAAATCCGGCCGGAAAATTTCAGGGAAAGAAAAACCGGAGACGAAGGCCCGGAAAATAAATCCAGAAAATAAAACCGGGATACAAAAACCGGAGAACAAGACCTGGAAATCAAACCGGAAAACGGGCGGCAAAAAGTTAGAAATATAAGAAGCTCTGCAAGGGCAGCCTTAAAGGGCCGGCAAAAAGAGAAGGAACAAAAGCGGGATAGCAGAGGCGGGCGGCAGACAAGGGAGGCCTGCTGCCGAGGGCTTGAGAGAAGGAAAGAAACATGAGCGCACGAGACAAGAGCAAGACAGACCACGGCCAGCGCGGCAGACCCGCGGGCACGAGGGCATGAGGACACACAAGGCAAGGGCTCAAGAGCAAGGACGCGAGAGCGCGAGCACACGAGAGCACTAGGCCGGGCGGCACGAGCACACGAGGCGAGACCTCGGAGGCAGGGCATCATCGGAAGACAAGAGCAAGATGTCCCACCGTGTCCCATGCGCACATGATACAATGATAGAGTCGAAAGACTAAGAGATCAGGAGCGAGGCGGTCGAGACAGCCCGTTCACTGAGACCTACACACACGAAGAAGGACTGGTTCGAACCTCGCTGCGGACCGGCCCTTTTTCTTTGTGCAACATACACAAATTCGTAGGTACTACTTTGTGTATATTTCACAAGCGGGGCGAGGAAAGCCCGACGCTTTCCCGGATTTGAACTCAATTTTTTATCGCGTTTCGTTACGCCAGGACCCCGGAAGGCCTCCGGAACCCGCCGGAACGCGATCTGAACGACAAGGAAGGAAGAGGAACATGCAGCAAGACGTCAAGGATAAGATAGCCGACGCCGACACAAGGATCGTCAGCCTTTCGGATATCCATCCAGCCGAATACAATCCCCGGCAGGACCTCCAGCCCGGCGACCCGGACTACGAAGCTCTGAAGCGGAGCATTGAAGACAACGGCTACGTCGGGCTGATTTTAATCAACAAGGACGGAACCATCATCGGAGGCCACCAGAGGTACAAGGTCTTAAAGGACCTCGGCTACACAAAGGCTCGCGTCCTCGTGACCGACGTAGACAAGCAGACCGAGAAGGCCCTGAACATCGCCCTGAACAAAATCAGCGGTGACTGGGATGAGGAAAAGCTGAAAGCAGCCCTCATGGACCTTGACCTGAACGATTACGACCTGACAAAAACCGGCTTCACTTCTTCGGAAGTTGAAGACCTCGTTCTGAAACTGGACACCGTGGAACCCGAAGAGGACAACTTCGACGCGGACGAAGCCTACGATGAAATCGTGGACCCCGTCACGAAGCGCGGAGACATCTGGATCCTCGGAGACCACCGGCTGATGTGCGGAGATTCGACAGACCCGACCGACGTGAGCGCCCTTCTTCAGGGGGCCGAGGCGGACCTCGTGATCACGGATCCGCCGTACAATGTGAACTACAAAGACGGAGAGATCAAGAACGATAACATGGCGGAGGACATCTTCGAACGATTCCTCGATGCAGCATTCGGGTGCATGTTTGACGCGGCTCGAGAAGGCGCGGCGGTCTACGTTTTCCACGCAGACAGTGAAGGTCTCGCTTTCCGTCGGGCATTCAACACCGCGGGATTCAAACTGGCGGAATGCCTGATCTGGGAAAAGAATAGCTTTGTCCTCGGCCGGCAGGATTACCAGTGGAGACACGAACCGATCCTGTACGGCTGGAAAGAAGGAGCCGCGCACTACTTCATCGACGACCGGAGTCAGGACACCGTCCTCCTCGAGGATGAGCTGGACTTCCAGAGTATGAAGAAGGAAGACCTGATCACATACATCAACCAGATCCGCGACAGCTACAAGAACCGGACCACGGTCCTTTTTGAAAACAAACCGACAAAGAACGACCTGCACCCGACGATGAAACCGATCTCGTTAGTCGGCAGACTGATGAAAAATAGCAGCAAGCCCGACTGGAACGTCCTGGACCTTTTCGGAGGTTCCGGATCCACGCTGATGGCTGCGGAACAGCTCGGCCGGAAGGCTTATCTGATGGAGCTGGACGAAAAGTTCTGCGACGTCATTGTGAAGCGCTGGGAAGACTTCACCGGCCGGAAGGCAGAGAAGGCCCAGAAGCTGGAGGTGACGCTATGAGTCCATACGAAATCCTCTCTGAAATTTTAGGGGGGGGGGGTACAGTCATGAGCAGTAGCGGAACCGAAGCTAAAGGCATGTACCGCGTCGAAGTCATCGCGCAGCTTTTCGGAGTAAGTACCCGGCGCGTCCAGCAGCTGACGCAGGATGGCGTTATCAAAACAACCGCCGTCCTGGAAACCGACGAAAAAGGCCACACCCACACCGTCCGGAGGTACGACCTCGTCCCGACCATTCAGGCATACGTCAAATACCTATCGGACAAGGCCTACGGAAAAGCGCACCGGACCGACAAAGAAATCGAACTGCGCGAGAAAAAAATGCAGGCAGACATCGCCCTGAAAGAATCCCAGGGAGAGCTGCACAAGCTGAAGACGGAAATAGCTACCGGACAGTACATAAGCATCGAAGAGGTGCAGCTGGACTACGCCCGGTTTTTTATTGTTTTTAAGAAATTCGCCACGAGCCTCCCCGCAAGGCTGACCGGGATGCTTTCAGGGCAGATGGAGCCAGCCGACCTCAGACGATGCGAGAAGGAGCTCGCCGCTGAGACGAATCACCTCCTGGAATCGTTCGTGGTCGCCGGCCAAGTTGGACCAAAGGACGTGAAGAGAGATGGAACCCTTAAAACACAAACGAATAAGGATACGAAAGTATCAGCTGACGAAGTACCAGGCTGATGCCCTCCGTCTTTTAAGGCCGCCGGAGGATATCACCGTGTCGGAATGGGCAGAGAAATACAGAGTGCTAGACACCAAGACCTCCGCGCTCCCCGGACCGTGGCGGAACGACAAAACTCCGTACCTCGTCGACATCATGAATGAGCTGACCAACTACGAGACGGAAGAAATCGTCTTCTGCAAACCGACTCAGGTCGGAGGAACCGAAGCCCTTCAGAATATGCTGGGCTACGTGATCATGCAAGACCCGTCGCCAGCCATGATCGTCTACCCGACAGACAAGCTGGCGGAATCGATCAGTGAAAACCGAATCGAACCGATGATCAAGGCGAACCGGAGCCTCATGAAGCTCTACAAAGAAACCGAATCGTCGAAGCTGGAAATGCAATTCGACGGAATGTACCTGACCCTCGCTGGATCGAACAGCCCGAGCTCCTTGGCATCAAAAGCCATCAAATATCTGTTTTTAGATGAGGTGGACAAATACCCCGGAAGCAGCAAAAAGGAATCGGACCCAATCTCCCTGGCAAAGGAAAGGACGAAGACCTTTAGGAACCGGAAGATCTACATGACGTCAACCCCGACTCTTTCCACCGGCCAGATTTGGAAAGCCCTGATGGACTGCGACGTGGAGAAACACTTCTTTGTGCCGTGCCCGCACTGCGGAGAGATGATCGAGCTGAAATTCAAGCAGCTGAAATTCCCGTCCGGAGACGACCTGTCGAATCAGGATCGCGCCGACATGGCGGTCTACATTTGCCAGAACTGCGGAGATAAGATCACCGATCAAGACAAAGACCAAATGCTCCGGCAGGGAGAATGGCAACCCGTCCGACAGAACGGAAAGTACAATCGGAAGATCGGCTACTGGATGAACACGCTTTATAGCCCGTTCGTCCGTTTTTCAGAAATCGTGAAGGAATTCCTGGACTCAAAGGATGATCCGGAGAAGCTCCAGAACTTCACGAATTCATGGCTCGCAGAGCCGTGGGAAGACACCACTCTGAAAACCAGCGCCGATGTTGTTCTTCAGAGACAGACGGAGCGCCCGGAATTCACTGTCCCGAACTGGGCGAAGATCCTGACCGGAGGCGTGGACGTTCAGCAAACCAGCCTCTACTGGACCATTCGAGCGTGGGGCAGCTACATAACCAGTCAGAACATTGCGCACGGACAAGCGTTATCTTTCCAGGACATCGAGAGGATCATGAACACCCCGTACTTCAGAGAAGACGGAGAGCAAATGGTCGTGAACCTCTGCCTGGTCGATTCCGGATACGACGCAGACGCCACCTACGACTTCTGCGCATTGAACGCGGAATGGGCGCTCCCAACTAAGGGCGTGAGCAACCCGATGCTCTCGCACTTCAAACTTTCAAAGATAAACAAACCGGGCTCCCAGGCATACGGAATGAACCTCGTCCTCGTTGATGGCGACAAATACAAAGACATGATCGCCGGAAGGATGAAGAAACCAAACGGCCGCGGCAGCTGGATGGTTTATGCCGGCTGTGACCGGGAATACGCAGAACAGGTCACAGCGGAGCACAAGGTCAACGTCAAAACCGCCGGAGGGCGAGTGGTTCAGAGATGGGTACCGAAACGGAGCCACATCGATAACCACTACCTCGACGCAGAGGTCTACTCGCTGGCGGCAGCCGATACCCTGGGCGTTCGTTCCTTCCATCTTCAGGATGAAGAAGCGATCAAAGAAAAAACCAAGAGACCAGAGCAATCGGAAGAATACACTCCCGAAGAAAACTGGATAAAGCAGAACGAAAACTGGCTATAAGGAGGAAGAGCCATGAGTGAAGAGACAAACAAAAGCGACCTTCTCTCCGGAGACATAACCGCGGCGGAACTTTTGACAGAGGTCACCACCGCAATCCGAAAGATTCTGATCGGCGGCCAGAGCTACCAGATCGGATCCCGAAAGCTGACAAGGGCGGACCTTTATCAGCTCCGGAAGCTGAAGGAAGAACTGCAGGCGGAGGTGGCGGCAGAGGGCGACAGCTCGCTCCTTGACAATACCTACGTGGCATTTTTTGAAGGCCCGAGGTAAAGGAGGAATGCAAAGTGAGCTGGATAGACAACCTGATCGCATGGATCAGCCCGAAAGCCGGAGCGGAACGTGCCGCGTGGAGAGCGACATATAACGAACTTCGGAATTACGACGCAGGATCCGGATCAAGACTGAATGCTGGATGGCGGATTTCAAACGCATCGGCAGAGATGACTGACCGTCCAAGCCGGGACATCGTCCGCGCAAGGGCGCGAGACCTTGAAAGAAACAGCGACATCGAAAACTCCCTGCTTTCTGCGTACAAAAGGAACGTGATCGGCGGAGGGTACGCATTGCAGGCCAAAACAAAAAACGCAAGCCTGAACAAGGACCTCGAAACCCTCTGGAAAAAGTGGTGCAAAGCCCGGAACTGCGACGTCACTGGGCAGCAAAGCCTGACGCAGATGTTGCGAATGGCGGTCGTCCGGAAGAAGGTCGACGGAGGAATCCTTTTTATAAAATGCTACACCGACAGCGGCATGATTCCGTTTCAGATTCAGATGGTCGAAGTCGATGAGCTGGATACGATGAGGACCAGTGCCACCGCGGAAGGAAATCGAGTGATCGGAGGAATTGAGTACAACCGATACAACCGCCCGGTCGGATATTACATCCGGCAGTACGGAATCGACGGCTTCACACTCGAAGAGCCCAGGTACGTCAAAGCGGATGATGTGATTTTTTATTACACGAAGCGCCGGCCGTCCCAGATCAGAGAGATGAGCGACATGGCGCCGACGATGACGCGGATCCGCGACACGAACGAATTCATGACCGCGGTCTCCGTGAAGGAAAGAATCGCGGCCTGCCTTTCCGTTTTCATAAAGAAAACCGTCCCGACCGTCGGCATCGGAAGAAATGCAGCGACGGAGAACGCAGCAAAGCACGAGTACGATGGCAAAACCCTGACACCCGGAATGATTAAAGAGCTGAACGCCGGCGACGACGTCCAGGTGGTAAACCCGACCGGACAAGGATCCGACGCGACCAGCTTCACGAAGCTGCAGCAAAGGATGATCGGAGCCGGGCAGGGACTCTCCTACGAAGCAACCAGCCGAGACATGAGCGAGACCAACTATAGCTCGGCACGGCAGGGAATGATCGAGGATGAGCTGACATTCCAGGAAGAGATCGAACAGATCATGGCCATCCTCGACGAGATATACGAGACCTTCGTGATCAGTTGCTACCTCGCCGGAAAGATCAAGGTCCGCGGGGACTTTTTCGCAAAGAAGGATGAATTCTTCGAACATTCCTGGATTAAGGCGCCGAAGAAGTGGATTGATCCACTGAAGGAAACCAGCGCGACAAAGACCGCACTCAACACAGGACAAAAGACCTTCAAAGAAGTGGCTGCGGAGAACGGCCGCGACTGGAGACAGCAAATCGACGACAACATCGAAGTGATCGAGTACGCGAAGAAAAAAGGATACGACATCGGAGGTGTTATATACGATGGCAAACTTGCGGCAGAAAAAGAAGAGGAGGAAGAAGCTGGCGATGGAACAGGCCAGAACGGAAGCAATCAAGGCTCAGATCCTGCAGCCGTGGCTGAAGGCAACGCCGATGATTCTGGCTCAGATGACAGCGGAACTGAAGGCGAGGAAAGCTCTGGAGAGAGCGGCGCCGGAGATGACGGAGGAAACAAAGATGCCAAAGAATAAAAATCAAGGCTTCCGTGCTTTCGGAGCCGGAAGTATTCGAGCCCTCGACGGAGAAGGAAACGAAAGAAAATTCGAGCTCTCCTTCTCAAGCGAGGAACCCTATGATAGATGGTTCGGCCCAGAGATTCTGGACCATGCGGACGGATGCGTCGACCTAAGCAGGCTGAACGAAATCGGAGTCGTCCTATACAACCATAACCGCGACGCGGTCATCGGAAAGATCAACCGCGCCTGGATTGAAGGAAACCGCGGCAAGGCAGAAATCGAATTCGACACCGATGCGGAATCCGAAACAATCTACCAGAAGGTCAAAGGAGAAACCCTGAAGGGCGTCTCCGTAGGCTACGTGGTAGACGACTGGGAGGAAGTAATGCCCGGAAAGCAGTCAGAAGATGGACGGTTCACCGGACCGTGCTCGATCGCGAGGAAGTGGGCGCCTTACGAGATAAGCATCGTCTCCGTACCTGCCGACCCGACAGTAGGAGTCGGAAGGGATATGAATCCAGAGTCGGAAGATAGGGAGACAATCCCAATCGGACTCGCAGAAAGGCAACTTCAAATAAACAAAAACCGAATGGAGGTAAAGAAAAATGACGATTGAACAGATGATCGCACGCCAGCAGCAGCTGGTGGACGCTGCAAGAGCTGAACATCGTGACCTCAACGCAGACGAATCTGCAGAGTACGAGAGGCTCCAGCGCCAGATTGCAGATGCAAGACAGGCTGCCGGTTCCGCTCACGCGAATCCGGCTCCCGCAAGCACCGGCACAGAGGGAGAGGGACAGAGGTCTGCATCTCAGACAGCAAATCCGGATCCCGAAGCAGAGACAAGAGCCGCACAGGCCGAGAGAGAAAGAGTTCTCCACATTCAGAGCCTCTGCCGACAGTTTGACATGGACCCGGCAGAATTTATCAACAATGGATCTACAGAGGATCAGGTGAGAGCCGCCGTGATTGACCGCCTCACCAGACAGAGCGCACCGGTTGCAAGCCACATCACCCAGGTCGATGATGAAAACGACAGATTCCGTCGCATGGCTTCCGATTCCCTCGTGATGAGATCCGGCATGACGCTCGACCACCCGGAGGAAGGCGCAAGAAGCCTGACAGGAATGTCTTTAAGAGACCTCGCCATCGAGTGCCTGCAGAGAGACGGATACCAGGACGGCTCCCTTTTAAGAAAAGGACCGGAAGAAATCTACGACATCGTAGCAAAGAGAGCTTTTTACAATCCGGAGTCCGCATTCCCGGCAATCCTGGACCAGACGATCGAGAAGGCGTACAAGGAAGGCTACAACAAGGCGCCGGTTACATTTGACCGATTCACCAAGAAGGGATCGCTCCGCGATTTTAAGAAGCATGACAACTACTATCTCGCAGGACCGGTCGGCGAGTTCCTCGAAGTTCCGGAAAACGGAGAGCTCAAGCATGACGTATTCGAGGACGCAC